CGTCTTAGGCGGTAAGGTAGCAAATCTTTTAGGTGTAGAAAACTTAGAAACTTTTATGCTTAAAAAAGTAACAGGTAAAGCTGCAGAAGAAGCTAAACAAAATGCTATTACCAAAGCCGTTAAAACAGCAATCAATGAATCTGTTGTAGAAGAACTTCCACAATCTATGCAAGAACAGATTGCTCAAAATATTATGTTAGGCAAACCATGGGATGAAGGTGTTGCTGAAGCAGGAGCTACTGGATTACTTACTGGTGCTGCTATGTCAGGTCCAATCGTAGGTATTAATCAAGCATTGGTAAATAGACAATTAGATCAAAAAGCTAAAGAAATTGATATAGAACCACCTGCAGAAGAAAAACGTGCTAGTCGTGATACATTAGTTAAAGAAACTTTAAAAGACTTAGAAGATAAAGCTAACGAAATTAACAAAGCTAAAGAAGAGGAAGCGGCTAAACTTAAATCCGCTCAACAGAAACAAGTGACTACTGAGGCCGCTGATCTCGAATCTATGGCGCCCGTCAACCCTATGGAACTTACTGATACTACGTTAACTACGTGGGGACTCAATAAAAACTCTAAAGCATACAAAACATTAATTGGTCAGGACGTATCTACACCAGAAGGCCGAGCCTTACTAGATGAAACATTAGATGCGCATACGGGCAAGATAAATGAAGATGCAGTAGAAACATATAAAACATTACTAGACAAACAGAAAGCAGAGGCTGCTAATGCAAGAATTAACCTTGGAACAACTACAATTAGCGATGAGGTATCTGGAGGACAAAAATATGGAACTCCCGGAGGAACTCAAGGACGTTTCGGATCTGCAACTAATATCGGTGGAAGTCCTATTGGAGTCACTCAAACAGGAGAAAAAACTAGCAACGCTCCACTAGAAACAAAAAAACCTGTAGAACCTAAAACAGTAATTGATACAAATAAAGTATCACCTATTGAAGGGTTTGTTTGGGCAGAAACTACTAATGCTGATGGCACAATCACTTCAGGTTGGGTACGAGATCCCAATGCTAAAGTTGAAACTGAAGATATAGTAGAAGAACAACCTAAAGTTACTGAAGAAGGCTTAACCGAAACAGAAGATACTAAAGCTATGAAGAAGATGGGTAATCTTCTTAAAACACTTGACCCTACTAATACTACTCTTATTGAAAGACTTCAAAATGGCATAGCTTCTAATGATGATATTCAAGAAGCACATAATACAATTGAAGATTTAAAAGCAGCACGTAAAGCTAAAAAGGTTGACTTAACAAAACCTGCTGAAGATGAGAAATTGCTTTCTATTCAAGAAGGTGATGCACAAGGTAAAGAGATTGTTAATACAACTAAACCTGCTAAAACATTAGGTCAAGCTCTTAGCATTATTAAGAATCAACACTTTGATAAATTAAATCCTGTACAAAAAATATTACACGGTGTGTTTGAAAAACTACCTAATGTACTTAAAGGTACCTATAAAGTTATGGGTTTAGGCAAAGGTGAGTTTGGTCAATATAAATCTGTATTAAATAAAACAATTATTAGTCCAGATGCTGGCACTGAAACTATATATCATGAAGGGTCTCATGCGGCTACAGTATGGGCTGTTAGACGTCATGTTACTATGAAAAATGGTAGACCTGTAGCTAAGACAGCTATTGGTCAAAAGTTAGTTGATATATTTGATGCAGCTGAAGTTGCTGCTATGCAAGAGGAAAGACAGTTTGGTGATGCCTTTAAGAACATGGAAGAGTTTGTAAGTTATGCATATAACAATGAAGAATTCCAAAGATTCTTAGCAGATCAAAGAAGTGTTGCTCCAAGTCCTGCACCTAAGTCATCCTTATGGACAGACTTAATGGATGCCTTCACTAAACTATTAGGTGTAGATATATCTAATACCTTAATGAGTGATATTGTTGCATTAACACCAGAACTCATGACAGGTGAAAGACCTGGCATTATAAGCCGACTAGCTCAACCTGTAGAAACTTTATACCATAAAATTAATAAAGAACAACTTGATCAACAATTAGAAAAGTCTGGTTCTAAATATAAATCTAAAGTAGAGCCTCCATCTATTAAAGATAACTTTATGGCTCATCCTTTACAAACATTAGGTGAGCTTATTCGTAACTTTAGAAAGTCTGCGTTCTCATTTGATCATGCTATTAATCAAAAGATTATGGCAGCTATGCGTAAACAAGGCTTATCTTTAGAAGAGTTTGCTAAATCATTTTATCAAATGCAGATTTCACAAGCAGTTAAATCAGATCAGTTAGCTGATCTATTTATGATTCATGGTAATTTAAAATATGATAATGCATCATTTAAATTTATTACTGAAGATGTTAAAGATAGCATGGTGTCTATCAGAAATAGTTTGTCTGCTTTAGCTACTAAGTATGGCATATCAGAAGCTAAGATGTTTGAATATGCAAGTGCTGCGTTTATCGCTAGACGATCAAGAAGTTTAATTCAAGCTAATAAAGACCTTAAGAAGAGAGTCTTAAAATTATTAGTTGATGGTAAAAAAGCACAAGCTACTGCATTAATGAAACGTGGCTATAAGTTAGTTCATTTAACACCAGCACAAATTGCAGCGGGTGAGAAGTTCTTTGATGATTTTAAAGATACTCGTGGTAGATCAGAGTTAGAAAAAGTATTTACATCATGGAACAATAATCGTGCTCGTGTATTAAACTTTGCACAACAACAAGGTCTTTATAGTGAAGAAGATATAGAAGACTTATTAAATATTATGGACTATGTACCGTTCTATCGAGATGCTCAAATAGAAGCAGGTAAAGGTCCTAAAGAATATGCTCGTGGCTTATTAGATGCTGCTACAGATAAAAGATTAAAAGGTAGCTACCAACCTGTTAATAATGTGTTTGATAACATGGAACGTTGGACTCGTTACATAATTAGAAAATCAATTAATAATCGTGCAGCTCAAGAAAAGATTAGACTTTATTCACAATGGATACCTGATGATATTAAAGTACTTCATGGTAAAGAAAGAAGTAAAACAGGTAACATTGTTAACGTTTGGCAAAACGGTAAACTAGTTAAATACGAGTTCCAAGGCACTGATGGTGAAAGTTTAGTAGATGGGTTCACAGGATTAGAACCTGTTACAACTCCATTCTTTAGGGGTATATTTAGACCATTTGCTAACTTCTTACGTTTAAATATTGTATTACAACCTGTGTTCTCAATAGCACAGATTCCTATGGATACATACAATGCGATGTTTACTTCACGAGTTAAATATCCGTTAGCTATTCCTCTTCAAGTTCTCAAAGAGATTATGTTAACTCCGTTTGGTCTAAGTGCTGCACGTAACTATCTAAAACGTACAGGTACTGTAGGTAAACATGACTTTAGTTCTGAATATGAACGCATTGATATTGATGCGATGCATGAAGCTAAAAAAGCTGGATCATTGACTAAACTACTTAAAATGATTGCACATCCGTTTGGTATGTTAGCTATGGCATCTGATAACGTTATTCGTCAAGCTGTATACTCACAAGTATTATTAGAAACTAAAGATAAAGCCCGTGCCGTTCATATGGCAGAAGAAATTATTAACTTCCGTAGAACAGGTTCATCAGGTGTTGTAAATGTATTAAGACAAAATGCTCCGTTCGTTAATGCTAACTTACAATCATTACATATTGCGTTTAGTACTTTATTAGAGGAAGGTATTGGCCCTGACACTAAGAACGAAGCATATAAACGTTTACTTGTTACAGGTGCTCAAATGTTTGCGTTAGCGATGGTGTATGCAGCACTTAATGCTAGTGATGATAAATATAAAGAACTTGATCCTTCAGAACGTGATCGCTATTTAGTTATTCCAGGAACTAATGGATTTAAATTACCATTACGTAATGACATAATTACTTTATTATTCAAGACTTTACCTGAACATTTAGTTAATCGTTTCATCTTAGAAAGTGAAGATTCTACAAAACTATTGCATGCTTTAAAAGTTGGTTTAGGAAGAGCAATTGCAATGCCTTCAGGCATACCTACTTTAGTAACACCAGCTGTAGAAATGGCTTATAACATTGATTTAAATACAGGTAGACCTCTTATCGGTAGAGGCCAAGAAAACTTAGAAGAAGATTTGCAATATAGTAATAAATATACAAATCAATTATCTAGAGCCATGGGAGATGCTTCAGGTGTATCCCCTGCTTTAATACAACACTTCTTTGATAGATACTTTGGTACTACATCTTTATTAATGGGTATGATGACTAATGGTTTAGTAGCGGGTATGAGAGGTGAAGTATTACCAGAAAAGACAATAAGAGATTATTTATTACAAGTACCTAGTATGGGCATGTTTGTAACTAAAGAACATGGTGCTCGTAATATTGATGATTACTATGAATTAAATGATATGGTTACTAAGATTGTTGCATCATCTAAAAAATATCAATCACTTGATTATGAAAAATATCAAGAGTATCTAAAGAAAGATCACAATGCAGAGATGATTAATATGCAAAGAGAACTATCTGCCATTAGTAAAGAACTTCAAAATCTTAGAAATTATGAGAATCAAATCTATGCATCTAAAGATACTGCTAAATGGACACCTGCTTCTAAAAAAACTGAATTAGAACGTATTGAAAAAATAAGACAAGAGATGTTAGGACATCAACTTAAGATTAAAGAACGTTCTGATCGTTATATTGAACAACTTAGATTAAGAGGCGGTTTATAGTCGCCAGACTCTAATACCTTTAACACCATCTTCTATAACAACTTTGTGAACGAATTGAAATTCAAGTCGTTCACTTTCTTTTTGGATAGCTTTAATAGCTGACTCTGTATCTATCGCAGGGATAAATATAGATGAGCCAGGAACAAAGTTAGGCCAATCAATTTGATAATTTACGCCGTTAGTTAACACTTCGTGGTATATCCAATGGTAAGTCGTTAGTCTTAATTCCTTCAAAGGTAGAATTATCGATCCATATGCATCGAACACCTGATCCGCTAATATCTAATCCTTTGTGTAACACTTTGGAATCTCCTGATTTATACTTTAAAACCTTATTATCTTTAAGTTTTTTAATAAAGTCCTCATAGTCTACGTTACCGAGGTCCTTTAAATATGCGCGCATTATACCGCATGGAATATAAATTGTATTGGTATCAGGCTCAATTCTTACTCGTAACTCATTGATTGGTTTCAATAAAGGAGCTTCTTGTAATCCTGTTCTTGCGTCTATGACACTATTAATGACTAAAGTGTTTTTTAGATTTTCATGTAAGAATGTAGTTAATGTTTCCATAGCATCAAAATCACGAGCCTTAAGTTCTACTCTAGACTTATCTAATTCTAATTTAATAGCCTGTTTTACAGGTTCTAGATTAATATTATGAATGCCCAATTGCTTAGCTATTTGAGCACCTAAGAATACGGCAGCTAACGTAGCAGAATACTTGCGGTCTTCACCAGCAATATTCCATGCCTTATCTATTTTTTCTTGAGTTTCTTTTAAAGCTATTCTTACTGAGTCTAGATTAGATATAACCCATTGAGCATAGATTTCACCTGCATGTCCATAGTTATCAAACAATCTACCAAAGTAATCATCTGCTTCTTTCTTAGTTAAGCTAGTATCTTTATCAATACGTAATTGTAAGAAACGAGCCATCTCACCTGAAGCTTTAGCATTTGATGAGAACATTACTGTTCTAAAGTCAGTATTAGATGATACTACGCAAATTAAATTAAAAACTGTATCGTTTTGTCTTTCTTTATTTGTACCACCGCTACCCATACGATTTCTACCACGACCTGTAGACATGAATTTTAAGAACTCATGCAATTGGTCGGGTGTTACTTTTGTAAACTCATCCACTGCTGCGGGTAAGTTATTCATATAACCCATACGATTAATTACTGCATTACCCGTATCACCCCATACTTGAATAAGTTTAGCTGATAGTTCAGGATTACCATATACGCTAGTCATAGCTTGTAATACTGTTGACTTACCTTGACCTGACTCAGGATTATATAAATTGATTACTGCTGATTTTTCTTTTGTTTTAAAGAATGGCATGAGTAAAGAACCAAATGCACAGAAGAAACCAAATGCTCGTAACTCCATGCCAGGTCTTTCATAAACTGATATAGCTTTCTTCCATTCTTCATATGTACCTTTCTTTTGTAGTGCTGGATTCACGTCATTTAAATCTTCAGACACAGGAACATACTTAATACCAAAGGCACTAATCTCACGGTTACCAATAACAACTTTGTTGTAAATAGGATTCCATCCATATTGTTTATACATTGGTGTTGAAGCTTTTTGTTTTTGTTCAGCATCCACAACGGCTATGATGTAATCAATAACGTTATCTAACTTCTTACCATTTTTAACTATACCTTTAGCTACTAAAATCTTTCTAGCTTCATCACGAGATAATAGTTGTGTTAAAGGTGCTATAAATTCTTGAACACCTTCGTGAGGTAAATGTAATTTAAACCATGCACAGAAACCTATGGCGTGGTCATTTAATATTTCAACAAGATAAAAGTCAAAATCATAAACCATAATAGCTTCTTCATTTTCATCAGCTACAGTTTTATATACACCACCATTCTTACCTCTAAAATAAGGAAATGGATAATCAGGAATATGATAAGTTACTTCTTGACCTAACTCTTCAGACTTTGCTTTAACAACATTATCTGCACCTTTAGAACGTAAAATAACTCTACCTAATTCTATAGGAGATGTAATCTTACCTTTATGTTTACAGCCATCACATCCTTCAGGGCGCAGACCTTCAAACTGTCTACATGTATGAGGACCTGGAATAGCGCTAGCCTTAGCTTCTGTTTTAGCATAATCATAATCAGGATGATGTTTAGATATGTTATGAATAGCAGCTTCAGAGTCTTCACAGTATGCTGCAATAGATAAACCTGATCTCCATAAAGGTTCTTCTACAGTAGCTTGTTTAGTCATGATATGAACTAGTTGAGCACAGCCATCATCTTTACGGCAGCGTTCAATAATCTTCATAAATTTAGATGAGTTGTTTCCTAGAATAGCTTTAGTAGCTTCATCTAAAGGTCGTTTAGCTTTAGGTTTATCTGTAAGATGTATAGGAATAAGACTTGCTAATTCATCAAAAGGTGTAGGTGTGCCAACATTAAGCACAGTAACATCTTCAGGTTTAGCTACATCTTTATAATTCTTTGTGCCTGGGACTCTTAAGATACGAGCCATATCAGCAGTGCAAGCACCATCAGCTTTAAGTCCATGTTTAGCACATAAGAACTTTAAGCCTTCAGCAACAGGTTGCCATATAGCTTTATCTACAGGTTCAGTAAAAGGCCAATAACAATGTATGCCTCTACCTGAATCTACTATAGTAGGAGCAGGGAGTTGTGTAGTATCTGTGAAAGAACGTAACGCTACTAGCGCTGCGTCTTTAGTTTCGTAGTCTTTCCATTTACGTTTCTTTGTATCAAAGCCACAGTCTATATCAAGCCATAGAATACGTTGTTCTTTAGCATTTGTTTTCTTACGTTCTGTTGGTTCAACATAGGTTGAACATGCAAAGTAAACATCTTGCTTATCAACTAATAATTTATTTACTACTTCAACTGCTTCGTCTATGGAATTTATAAACTTAGGAACTACTACATTTTGTTGGTCTTTACCAAGGATACAATAATATCCTTGATCAGGCCATACTTGTTGTAAAAATTCTTTTGTTTGCATTTTTCTCTCAAAATGTTGTGCTGCTTAAAATAGGTGGGGCACTATAGCTTGCCCCTAAGCTTTTACTTATTTAGATTAACGATTAATTCTTTAATCTTTTGATCTAGTTTTCTAGATGGTTTTGCTTTACCCGAAAACCAATCATACACTGTTTGCCTTGAAACGTTAAGCGCTTTCGCTACTTGACTAGCGGGATACTTTAGTGTTATGCAGACCGCACCTAAAAGTGTTCCCGTAGTTTCTTTAGCTTTAGCATTCGCTTCGATTACTACTTGGGAGTAACCACGCATGATTACGCCCAATCTGATACAAGATCATCTAAACTCACATCACCTTGATCTGCTTTAGGTGCTGCTGGTTTTGGTGCTGGTGGAGGTGTAGGTTTCTCCGTTGCACGAACTGTTGGTTCAGGAATATTATCAGGTTCAGGAGCACTTGGTTTTGCTGCAGTTACCTGAGGGCGATTAATAGGTTGTTGTTTTTTAGTTTCAAACTCTTCACCATCTTCATCTTTATTAATATTTACTGATAGTGTGATAGCACGTTTAGCTTCTTCTGAAGTTGACTTTGTAGAACATACTGCATACTCGTCATCATTAAGAATACGAATAGCTTTAAAGCCAATCTTCGTGCTTGATGAATCTTCATCAAAAGAAACACGTGATACAACAGACATTAAGTTTTGACCATTAGCACGAACATAATCTGTATATTCATGTAAAGGTTTGCAATCTTTTGTACCATTACCAAAGATAGATTGTGCAGGTAAAGTCATTTGATAAACATCACCATTCATATCATCAGCACGAACTACTGCAATACGTCTACTAAAACGACATGCTTTAGTGCCATTAGCGCCAGAACCTTTGATATTTTGTGGACATGATAAACATGACTCAGCTTGTTTCTCTACAACAGCATCATCAGGTTTTTGACTATCTGAAGTCCAGCATGTTGGAGGTGGCATCTTCTCACCTGGAACATATGCTTTTGAGAAATACATTCTATGAACATGTGGTGAGGCATTAACAATAACTACATCGAGTGCGTCTTGATTTGACTTCTCAACTTCTTTACCATTAACCATCAATCTAAATTTACCACCACGAATAGATATACGTTTAGCAGTGGTTGAACTACCTGTAATATTAGCAGTAAAACCATCATCTCTACGAGTATGTGTTGCTACTGCGGTGCTACCAAATACGTCTAAATCTGTACTCATACTTCCTCCTTATTTCTACTTTTAGTTATTCTTACTGTATATTCACTTGTTGCTTGTAAACCTGGCGGTGCTTTGTCAGGGTTCTGCTCTAAGTATTCTTTTATAGCTGATTGCACTAACCTTTTTTCAAAGAACTCTGGCAATTTATTTTCTAATATAAAGTCATACATACTAGGCCAATCACTTGACCAATATCTAGTCTTTAGTGTTCTTGATAATGTTCCAACTTTAGTTTTCAAACTAGTTACGTTAAGTGTCCTACATGCTTCATTAAGTGCAAGATCAACTTTATCCTTTTGCACTTTAATATTTGTGATTTCATTCTCTAACTCCTCAATCTTATCTCTCATGTTGACAGATGCCTGCATGAGTTTTTCTATCTTATTATCATCTAATTCCACATTTACTCCTTTCGATAACTAAGGATAACAGTATAACATAAGAATTTACTTTGTCAACTAATTTCTTTATCAATTAAATGTCCATAAGTTAATATTACCCAATAGGCAAACTGCAATAATTCTTCAGGGGTTGCACTGCTTTTCATTACGTTAGCTTTGTTACTTATTACATGCACATTTCCTTTTACATAACCTTTAGTATTATCAATTCTATCTAAAGAAGGTGAATTATATCTTGGCCCTCTTTTCCCTTTATCTATAAATTCTCTTTTAATAGGTATATTTAATATAGGGCAACGATTAGGAATTACTATATCTTCTCCTGTTATGTTAAATTCTATGTTTAGTTTTTTAGCCCTTGCCTTAACATAAATTAATATTGTTTGTTCAGGATGATTTGCCATCCATTTATTTTGAGCAGCTTTAAATTTTTCTAGATTATTTTTCCTATATTTATCTTGATAGGCTTTATATTTTTCAGAATTATTTTTACGCCACTTTAATTGATTTTCAGGTGTTGCCATCTTCAAACTCCTCTTTATAAAGATCAACTAGTTTTGTATGCGTATCAATTTTGCCTTGCAACATTTTGTAAATTTTTTGTTCAACGGGAGAACCTTGTAGATGGACTACGGTCATTTTATTTTTTTGTCCCGCACGATCAACACGAGCGCAACATTGTATGTAGGTTTCAACAGACATCACAGGTGACCAAAATACAACGACATTTGCTGCATGAAGGGTAACCCCATGTGATGCGGCTTGTGGTTGAATGACTAATACTTGTGGGTCTTTCTTTTCTTGAAAGTTTTTAAATATCTCTGAACGATTATTCATAGACACATCACCATGTATTGCTGCACAAGTAATATGGTCTTTGTTTAACTCTCCCATAATCTTTTCAATACTATGTCTGAATGGGCAGAATATGAGAACTTTGTGGCTTGCCTCTTCTATGATTTCTTTGAGAGCAGTCATACGATTGGATATATCAAACTCGATAATCTCTTGCGTATCTGAATAGATAGCACCTGCACTTACTTGTAGTAGTTTAGTAAGCATAACCCCTGCATTCACAACAGTGATTTCTTCACCTGAAGCTTCCATATACATATCTTTTTTAAGCTTCTTGTAATACTTATCTTGTTGTGGTGTGAGGGGGACTTCACGAGTAGTATAGAGAACGTCAGGTAAATCTAAACATTCCTCTTTGGTATAACGTATGGCAGGTTGTAATGTTTTAAATACAATATCTTGTGCATTAAATCTAGGCACCCAGGTGAACTGACTGACTTTTTGCATAACCATGTCCTTAAATGTTCCTGCATATTTTGGAACGGATGCGGGGTTCACAAGTCTAGCCAGTCCATATGCGTCAGCTGGTGATTGAGCAGCGGGTGTTCCTGTCATAAGCCATAACCATGTCTGAGGTGTTAGCACACGATTTAATGACTTCCAGCGACGTGTCGTGACAGTCTTGACATAGTTAGCCTCATCGACAACTATTAAATCAAAACCGCCAGATTTAATTTCTTTCTCTACAATTTCTATGCCGTCATAGTTAATGATAACAACATCTGTATTTTCTGCAAATACTTTTTTCCTTTTCTCAGCAGATCCATGAGCAATACCTACTGAACGATGCATAGCAGTTTTAAAGAAGTCTGATTGCCATGCCGCCTGCATAATAGATAGTGGACATACCACAAGCATACGTCTTACTTTACCTATATTCATTAGATAGTCAGCTGCCCATATCACTGCTGATGTCTTGCCTGTTCCTGCTTCACTTAAACAATACGCACGTTTGTGTGCAGATAAAAATTGAGCAGTGGTTCTTTGATGGTCAAAGGGTTTATGAATGCCAGGCCAATTATAATCACGTGTGATAGGTGATGGTGGGTTCTTAACTTTCATATC